GTGTCTATAAGGATGGCGTTCAATTCCGTAAACTTATATATAGCCGTGTAGGTTCTTCACAGGGAACCATAGAGTCTATACTAAAGACATAAATACTACTAGTAAACGAAATCTACTTCATAAGACTGACTATCCATACATTAACGGCGATTATATGTTATTTTAACATTTAACAAAGGATAACACTTGCCTAAAGGATTTAAAGATAGACGTGCTCTTAAAAAACGTCTAAAACGATTAGCACCAAAGATACCTGACTATACTTGTCCCGACATTGATTGGGTCATTGAAAAGATTGAAAATCTGTTTGAAAAAAAGAAGGCACCATCAAAGGTCAATGTAAAGGTGTTTAAAAAGAAACTAGAGCGTTTACGTTCTCAAAATGAAGCGTTGCGAGATAGTGGTCATTACTGGTACCATAAGATGTGTAGTTATGTCTTTGAAGACTAGAGAGAGCCAGTAAAAAAGCGACTCGAAAAAAACTCTGTGGTTTAAAAAAAAGAATACTGTACTTTCTCTAAATATTAGTGTAAGAGAGAGATATGTTAGAGGCAACGTTAAAAAAATTAAATTTCTATAAAGACGTAAAGTTTGAAACCAAGGGAAATCAACTTTTGGTCAGAAGTAATAATCGTACTTTATTGCAAGAAAAGACGGAAGAGTATTTTCGTAAAAGTAAGATACGATTTAAACCAAGAAAAAAGATTACTGAACTCAACGTAGAAAACGTTAATCAAGTCTTAGTGTTTAAACCCTTGATGGCGAAAGGTGTTGGTGGACTTAAATTTGAAGATGCATTAAAGGAAGATTTAGATAATTGGTTTAAAGGCGCAAGCGTAAAGGAACTTACTCACGGTGATACCGTAGAAGGATTACAAAAGTTATTATCCCTAAAACAAGATAGTCGTTTTTATTGTGAAAAGGTTGGAGCCGCAAACACAAAGAGACCTCCTGTAATTTCAACGTCTAAACTTACAGTAACAAATAATGAAAAAGGTAAAGTTGCTGATCTAAACATTAAGTTAGGAAATGTCGTTAAACATCATTTGTCTTTAAAGTTTACAAATTCATTTTACGTTTATAACGCAACCGTCATTAACTATTTTAAATCACCCTCTCCAAACATACGAAAGATGGTCAATGAGTTTTTTGGATTTGATGGTTATATGATGGGTAAGGCGTACGGAAAAGAATACGAAGCAAAGACGATAAAGAACTATAACTACACAACCATACGAAATAGATTTATTGACATCATAAAACAAATACTTGGTCCTGACATAGTTACTGTGGCGAAGATTAAAAATGGTGTAAACTACTTAAATAAGATTTCAGGTTTAAATCATAAAGTCACCATTACAGGATTAGATAAAAACAGTTATGGTTATGCAATTAAAGGACAACGTAAATATAGTTTCATAAGATTTGACGCAATTGTAAATGGACATAGTTATCAAATAGATTTTCAATTTAGAGGAACAACAGCAACTGATACAGGTCCACGTTATCTAAGAGTATTATTTAAAGCAAAATAAAATAGAGACTAAATAAACATATGACTTTAATTTTTAAATGGTTATTCATACCATACTTGTTAGTCATTCTATTTGCTATGTTTTTAGGAAAAGACGGAGTTTCTGAAATAGCGGGAAGTAATTTAACTGAAGAATATTTAATTTTAGTATTCTTCATAGTTTTAATAGACATACAAAGGATACTAATAAAATGGCTAACACATACGCATTAAACTGGTTACCTAACGCTGGTAACTTCCAAGAATATCCATACGAAACTGAATGGCTAGAATGTGATTGGAAATATGTACACGATACAATTCACCTAGTTACAGCATTCTGGTATCCTTGGATAGATACGTCTTCATACAAATATAATATATAAATAATTATATCGTTCAACTCATTAGAGTCGGAAGTAGGCAATTGCCGAAGGAACGCACCTAACTTTTACTAGGAGGGTGTATGATAGACAGGTTCAGTCATTTACTTAATTCTTATACTAAAGAAGTAGATAAGTCCAAAAAGGACAAAGTATTATTTACTGCTAGAAAAGAAGTTGAGATAAATGGAAATGGTACGACTGGCTATGTAATTAAACACGGTCCCAACAAGGACAAAGTGTTACAGCACATATCAGTTAAATCTACAAATAATTGGTAATTGGTACAGGCGGGTGGAGTTGAACCACCAACTTCTATTCCACAAACAGATGTTTTACCGTTAAACTACACCTGCCTGCTAATGAAGATGAGTATAAAGTAAACCAGTGATGTTTACTAAAAGAAGTGTTGCGTTGGTAACTATTAATGACCACTCTTTCCACATAATAGAAACAGATAACCATACAAGACCGCCTAGTCCTAATAACAAAGGACCTTGAGGATAGAAACCTAAAGAGTTGACACCACTACCTATAATTAAGATAGCAGTTGCAATCCATTTTAAAATAGTATCTATTTTAAATGAAGTCAAAGACATAATTATTTCCGTCTAGTTTATATCCTTTAACTTTGACATTTGAATTGTCATAAAATTTAAAGAAACCTTTTAACGATTTTTTAGTATAGTTAAAATCAGTTTCATCTTTTAATTTACAAAATAAAGAACCTGTTTGACAATCGGCATTCTTAATGAAGCCAGTTGCGTTACAAAATATCTCTACTGCTTTTTTCCATTTATTATTTTTCATATATGTGTCTCCTATTTTAAGTACAATGGTCCAGTCCATTGAATTTGATAATCACCAGTTAATACATTTCCTCTTGGTGAGTTTAATGCGGGTTTAGCCCAACCAGCGGCTTTTAATATATCTCCCTTTTTAAATCTACCTTCGTCTTCTTTCATTACAAAACAAAACACACCATTTTCTTGTACGACTTTAATATATTTTTTACCTTCGGTAATTTTTGTATTTGAGTCCCACTTCTGTATTTGTTCTTGTGCATATGGTGATTGACTACCATCGCTTTTAACAGACCATTTAACATAATCTGCCTTAGCTACTTCCATCATATTTTTGATACCGTCTTTTAAATTATCTGCTGTTTTTGATACGTACATAATATAGTCCTCCAATTATTGTTTTGTGTTTTTCATATAATATTTGTAAGTTGATTCATATTTTTTACTATCAATGATGTTTTGTTTTTGTTGACATACTAAACACAACATCATACTGATTATACCAAATATCATACACAGTACACCTGTCTTTGTATAATCTAATTCAATATTACCAGCAGCAGAAACTAATAATATTAATCCTATCATAAAAAATACCATTGTTAATTTTTCATATATTTTTTTCATAGTGTTTTTTCCTCCTATTTACTTTTTTTATTAAAATCACTTATCAAAACTCTTTTAAGCGAGTTATCTTTTTGTAATACTAAAGCGTAGATGTTTGTATCTACATCATTTTTACTGTTTTTTTGTTTTATAGTGTTTTTCTTTTTCATATACGTATATAATATAGGGAATAAATACATTTGTCAATAGGTAAAACCAAAAAATATGCATAAAAAACCCTTAATTTTAGTCACTTTTTTAACATTTTTGTTCTTGTTTTGTTCTGGTTGTGTAAAAAACTTACAAAATTGTAAAATTTTACCTAAAATTGACATAGAATCAAACGGAAAAAGCGAATCAATTAACAAAAAAATGAATACAGAAGAAAAAATTGTTGATTTTGTAAAAAACGGAACACCAACAGCTACAGCGAGTTGTAATTTTTAAGATAAATATAGAAAAAAAGGATAAGAAAATGATTTATTGCCAAAATTGCGGTCACAAATGCCACTGTAAAGGGTATTGTTTACAAGATTATGGTGAAAAGGAAGAAACTTTGTGTTGTACATACTGTCGACACGAAGAAAAAGAAGAAAAAACTGAAATAAATGAAGATTTATTTAATGGAGCATAGATAAAATGAGTAAAATGAGAAAATTTTTGTTTTGGAATGAAAAAGGTGATGAAAAAGAAGTCGAAAAGTTAAGTTTAAAGACAGCAGTAAAGGCTATTCAAGCAGATTTTAAGGATAAATTCATTTCTGTTGAATACATTAGTAAAAAAGGTAAAGAAATAATTGAAACTATCAAATTACCTTGGGGAAGAAAGAAGAAATTAGGTAAGTAATGGCAAGAAAATCAAGCACAGGCATAAGTTTACATATTCAAGGTGTAAAAAAGAAAACAACTATCGGAAATAACGCTGTTAGAATAAGTTATTCAACAATGAACAAAGATAAAAGACGAAGTTTTAAATTAAACCGAGGACAAGGAAGATAAATGCCAGCAATCTGTCGAGAAGGTGATAGTTTAAGTACAGGTCACATATGTGCCACAACAACTACTTTAGATACACCAGGACAATCGACAGTAAGAGCAAACGGTATATTGATAGCGAGGGTAGGTGATCCAACAGTATCTCACGCTGCGCCACCTAACCCTCCCTGTCCACCACACGTAAGATATGTTAACGCTGGATCTTCAACTGTAAGGGTTGCTGGGGCGTTTGTAGCAAGAATTGGTGATAGTACAGATAGTGGCGCAATGACTAGTGGTTCTTCAAATATCTTTGTTGGATAGTGTATAAATATTACTACTATGCCAAGTTACAGTACAGAGTTTACATCTAATAATAGTAAGAGATCAACTAGACTCTATAAAGATTTAGATTTAGATTTTGGTAGAAATGCTGTGACCAATGATGTTAATAAATTAACAGACGTAGAGGCAGTAAAAAGAAGTGTTAGAAATTTAATACAAACTAATCACTTCGAAAGACCATTTCACCCTGAGATAGGTGGTAATGTTAGAGCACTTTTATTTGAACCTGTTACACCTTTAACTGCTCTAAACTTACAAAGAAAGATTGAAGAAGTTTTAAATAATTTTGAACCAAGAATTAAGTTAGTTCAAATTTTAGCTAATCCTGATATTGATAGAAACAGGTATCAAGTTCAAATTAGCTTTTATGTTATTGGTATATCGTTACCTGTAACAGTAGAAACATTTTTAGAAAGATTAAGATAAAATGGCAAGTAATAAATTAGAAGTATCAGAATTAGATTTTGATAATATAAAAAGTAATCTAAAAACATTTTTACAAAATCAAACACAATTCCAAGATTATGATTTTGAAGGTTCTGGTTTTGCTGTTCTATTAGATTTACTTGCATACAATACACACTACTTAGGTTTCAATGCTAATATGTTAGCAAATGAAATGTACTTAGATAGTGCTGACATAAGAAAAAATATTGTGTCATTAGCAAAGATGTTAGGTTATACTCCAACATCAGCAAAAGCACCTACAGCATCAATTGATATTTTAGTAAACAATGGTACGGGTACTTCCATTACAATGTCAAAAGGAACTGTGTTCACAACTTCGGTTGATGGAACATCTTATCAATTTGTAACAAATGCTGCTCATACTATTACACCAAGTTCAGGTGTATATCGTTTTTCAAATATTTCTATTTACGAAGGTACTTTAGTTACATTTAAATATACAGTAGATAGTTCTGATCCAGATCAAAGATTTATTATACCAAGTATAAATGCTGACACATCTACTTTAAAAGTTACAGTACAAAATTCAGCTGTAGATACAACAGCATCAACATATACTTTAGCAACAGGTATTACTGAATTAGGTACTACATCAAAAGTTTATTTTTTACAAGAAGGTGAAGATGGTAAATTTGAAATTTATTTTGGTGATGGAACAATTGGTCAATCATTATCTGATGGTAACATAGTAATTTTAGAATATATTGTTACTAACAAAACAGAAGCCAATGGTGCATCTACATTTACTCTTTCAGGTAACATAGATGGATTTACAAATGTTACTCTTACAACTAAATCAAATGCTCAAGGTGGCGCAGAGGCTCAATCAAAAGAGTCAATAAGATATAACGCACCATTACAATATGCAGCACAAGATAGAGCTGTTACTACTTCTGATTATGAAACAAAAGTGTTAGAATTATATCCTAATGCTCAATCAGTTTCAGCGTGGGGTGGAGAAGATGACGAAACACCTGTTTACGGTGTAGTTAAGATTGCGATTAAAGCAGCATCAGGTTCTACTTTAACAGACGCAACTAAAACATCTATTGTAACTCAATTAAAAAAATATAACGTTGCTTCAGTAAGACCTGAGATTGTTGATCCTGAAACTACAAGCATTATTTTAACTTCAAATGTAAAATATGATGAGAAGGCAACAACAAAAAGTGCTGATACTTTAAAATCAGATGTAATTACAAGTTTAAATTCTTACAACACAAACACACTTCAAAAATTTGATAGTATGTTTAGATATTCTAAAGTTGTAGAATTAATAGATGATACAGATACTTCAATTTTATCTAACATCACTACATTAAGAATTAGAAAAACATTTACACCAACTTTAGCATCTTCTACAAGATATGACATTTATTTTAGAAACGCAATATACAATCCACACGTTGGACATAAAACAAATGTAGGTGGCGTTTTAACTTCTTCTGGTTTTAAAGTTACTGGTGATACAACAAATGTTTATTACTTAGATGATGATGGTTCAGGTAATGTAAGAAGATATTATCTTGTATCTGGCGTAAGAACATATGTAAATAATACTCAAGGAACAATAAGTTATACAACAGGACAAATTACTATTAACTCTTTAAATATTTCTTCAATAGAAAATATAAGAGGTAGTTCATCAACAGTTATTGAATTAACTGTACAACCAAATTCAAATGATATAGTTCCTGTAAGAGATCAGATACTTTCAATTGATACAGCTAATTCTTCAATCACAGTTGAAGCTGATACTTTTGTAGGTGGTTCTGCTGATGCAGGAGTTGGTTACACTACCACATCAAGCTACGGGACTTAATTAAATGGCTAAGTTCTACGACAAAATATCAAACCTGATAAATCAACAGGCGCCAGAGTTCGTATTAGAACAACACCCAAAATTTTTAGAGTTCATCAAAACGTACTATACGTTTATGGAGTCTGCGGAGTTAGTTGTTACTTCTATTCAAACGACTGATGGTATTCAATTAGAAACAGAAACTGCTCAAACAAACTCTTTATTATTAGATGCATCTCGTTTAGGTTCAGAAAGAACCCAAGTTGATACGGGTGATAAAATATTATTAGAAAGTTCAACATATGGCAAATTTACAAATGGTGAAATAATTACTGGCCAAACATCAAACGCAACTGCAACAGTAGTTGGTGAAGATTTGGATAATGGTCATTTGTTTATTTCATCACAAGATAAGTTTATTATAGGTGAAACAGTATTAGGTGCTTCTTCTAACGCAAGTGCTACAATTAATAATTACAAACCAAATCCTGTAACAAATATACAAGAGTTATTAAATTTTAGAGACCCTGACAAAGCGATTTCAAACTTCTTAACTAAATTTAGAAATGAGTTTTTAAATACTTTACCTGAAACTT